ATTAATAATTATATGCCAGTATTGTCTTCCGTCAATGTACCAACTTCTAAAAATTTCATAGCCATTTCTGTTAAAATTTAACAGACGCAATACAGTATCGAACTCTTCTTGCAATGCTTTTTTAACTGCAGAAGATTGATTTACATTTTTAAGTAGTAATTTTACGGGATTTTCATCAGCTTCATTGACAATTGCTTCCGAAACAATATCGTCTAACGCAATTTCAACTTCTGGGTGGATAGACATATCACGATATCTATCAATAAGTTCATGGTCACTTTTTGCATTGTTTTCCAAATTGAATGATGTAGAATAAAAATTTGAAGAAACTGTCAAAGAGCCATCGTCATTCATACTCTCAGGGGGTACGAATGACTTAAGCTCTTTGTTTTCTTCAGCCGTTTTTAGTAGGGTAAACCCAAATAATTTCACTTCCATATTATAATTCCAATAACTTTTACGTTAATTATGTAGTCACGACACCGGCATGCTGCCAGTAATCAAATGCGAATGTACAAGTAAATTCTTCGATAACATCGTTAGAATCCCATGCCAATTCGACAGTAGAAAGTTCTGTTGGGAACAATCCTACAAATTCATATTCAGCAATCTTTGCACCATCGCCGCTTTTACCATAATGGTCTACATATGCGTTTGCTTTATATTCACCAGTTGTGGCAGCACCACTGTTGTTTCTGTGTGAATTAATAGTATTCATCCATCTTTCGAGTGCATTTCTGACATCGAAATCTTCTGAATTTAATACTGTCACTGTCCACGGTTCGAATGTTCTGTTTCCAGCAACTCTTACCTGTCTACCAAAATATGGTACATCCACCTGTGCAATGGTAGATGAAGGAATCTGTGCTGCTCTAATCATAAACGCACCAGATGATGCAATCTGCCCGACTGTATTCGGAAAGTTTAGTCTCACTTTGAAGAGGTTAGGACGTGCCCCACCATCTCCAAAGTTTGATTTGAATTGTTCTATGTTGAATGCCATTTATTATCTCCTATTTTTATCTATTTATATTAAACTGCACCAACAATTTCATTGAAATCAACACCAGTACGAACTGCAACAAAGTTGAGTTGAATGAAGTTGATTGATCTTGCAGGCTGAATGAAGATATCTCCAACGAATTCATTTCTATCGATAACCTCACCAGTATTATTTGTATCATCACATACAACTTTAAAGTCATATATTCCTCTTCTACCTTGCACATCTCTCAAGAATGGTTCAATCAAAGATGTAAACTGTGATCTTGTAAACTCATCATTGAATTCGAATAAAGTAAACTTGGCTGAAGTTGCAATTGATTTTTCTAGAACGATAAACAATCTTCTTACATTAATTCTGCTGAATGCTGATGAATTGAGAGTTAGAGTTTTATCACCAAATAATACAGTTCCTTGGCCTGGGAAGCTTACAACTGGATTGATTGCTGCAGTGTATAATGCATCTCTATCAGCTTTATTCTGAGATTGCATAGTTTTCACTACACCTCTATAAACTCCACGATTAAATCCTGCTGGAGAATACCAAGCATCTCTATCGTTTTCGCTTCTTACCATCAATCCTGCTGTATCTGCATTAAATGGTACATATCTGTACTTATCGTTATATTTATCGCTCATGTACTTATAGTTTGAATCTGCGAATGCATATGTGCTCGATGTAACATTGCTGAAGAATGCGATTTGATTTGCACTTGAACCGGCATCTCTATCTGCTCTAACATCTACCTCTCTAGGAGAAATACATGCAACAGCGTCTTTTCTTCCTTCCGCAAGATCAACGATATGAGAAACAATACCGTGTGCTGAGTCATCACTTTCAGCAACATCTGCTGCTTCGCCCTGTAGAATGAAACCCACATCTACATTTTCTGCATCTGCAAAATGATCAAATCCTGCTTGGAATTGTGCAACAGTAGGTGTGATACCTTCTTGTCCATTACCCATTGGTCTTCTAACAAATAGTTCTGTTCCATCACTATTTCCAGATTCCGACAATTTGGCAAAAGTTCTTGTGGATACCAATCCACCCCAATCGCCACCAGCAATCGGATGATTCATTATATGGACATATTTAGAGTTTGTATTGATGTAATCTACATAATATACACGAGCTCCATTTTCAGTTTTACCATCTGAAGCTTTTGACATATTTGTTAATACTTCAACATTTTGTGCTGAACCATCAGGATATACTTTTTGTACAACCATAGCAACACCTTGTGATAATTTTTTATTATCAGGTGTTCCAACGCGATATGTTACACTGTTATCGATTGTGCCATCGCCTGCTCTCGGCGCACCAGCTAGTGCTGATGCAACTGCCGGATGTGCAGTTTTAAGACTATCAAATGATGTCTCATCCACTAAATAGATAACTAAGTCATTCGCCCAAGCGCCTGGATTTCTTGCAACAAATTCATGTCCATTTGCAGCAGCAGCTCCAAATCCAACATTGTCTTCGAAATGCGTGTCATTGGGTACATACATATTGTTTGCAAAAGTAAATGAGTTTGCATTTGCATTTCTGATAGTTGCAGTAACAACAGCACCGTCTGCTGGAATGGATGCAGTAGCAAATTCTACTCTTGAACCACTTCCAACAAGGGTATAGTGAGTTCCACTTGAAAGTGTAGTTCCGCCTGCATCTACGAGTTCTAATGTCTGTCCACCAGAAACATTTACTGCCGGATTTAATGTGAAGGATCTTCTAGCAGGAACAGTAACTGTTACTGTTTCACCAGTGAGCGGTAGATTTGATGTAAATGTGATTACATTGCTATTCGCAGCGACTGTAAAATCAGACGCTGAATAAGCACCATCAGCTGATGAAACTGCAGTTACTAATGAGTTTGTCACTGCATATGTGCCTGGAGCTTCAGATACTAAGAATGCTGCCTGTTGAGCAATACTAATTACAACTTCATCATTGTCGTTTGCAAACAAACTAATTGCACTATCTGCTGGCGCAGTAGCTGCTTCATGTACCGCAACTGTTGAGAGCGTTGGCATATAGAATACTTTATATAGTTTGTGATCAGTTTCTGAACCAGCAGACATTGTAATATCTGTTCCGCCAGTATTTGTTGAATATGTATATGTGTCGCTAAGAACAACATCTGCACCAGAAACACTTTTTACATAGTATGTTGTCGAATTAGTAAGTCCAGTTGCCTCTGGTGTTCCAGAGTCTTTGTATACTACAACATCACCCTGTGCTAGTCCATGACTTGCATTAGTTAATGTGATTGTGTTTCCAGCAATAGCTGATGCATCGAATTGACTTCCATACTTTTCGAAGTAATGTCCATGTGATGCTCCAGTTCCACCTGCTCCAGAGTCTGCAGCGTTTGCATCTGTCTGTCTAGTGTATAGTGGAGAAAAGAAACCGCCAGTTGTGAATTGTGTTCCAGCAGTTGACCACGCCTTGTTGGCATCTGAATGTATATACCATGGGCCGGAATTTGAAGTATTACCGATCTCATCAGCTAATGAAATCTTAGTTGTTCCGCCGTTTGCACTACCAGATTCGCCAAGTGACCAACGAGATGCTGGTAATATACCACCAGTTTCTCCTGTACCTCTGATTGAAACTGTGATATCTGACGCAGCGAGATCTCTTAGATTTGTATCAGTTCCTGCTGCAGCTCCGTTTGTTGTTACTAGTGTAGAACCATCGGTTGCTAATCTTGGAAGTAGGTATTGTGAGTTAACACCTTGAAATAGGTCAAATGCTGACATAGTTCCAGAAACTGCAGTAGTTATTGTTTGTGCAGATGAACCATAGAATGCTGTAGAAGATTCTGCAGTTCCTGTTAATGTTTGTGTTCCTGCTACAGCGGCTGAAACTGTTACTTTACCAGATACCGCATTTAATGTTTTATTAGCGTCACTGACTGCTGTATTATTTGCAACTCTTACAACTTTTATTGAGGCTGAGTATGCTAAGAAATTGGCTGCAGTGAACCAAGATTTGTAGTTTGTATCATTTGGCTCGCCAAAAATTGATTTCAACTGCTCTTCGCTGGAGACTTCTACGATTTCCCCGATAGGGCCTTTAGAAAATCTCCCAACCATAGCACCGATATTAGTGACTAAGGCTGGAACGCTTGTTGATGCATCAATTTCAGAAACGTTAACGCCAGGACTTACTTGGAATGCCATTTTTTTATCTCCTTCGA